CACGATTCAACAAGGTGTCTTTCCTTTGCATTAACGAATCGGATTCGTTATGGCATTTGGGGTGGCACTACCGAAGATGAACGAAACAAACTAATTCGTAGAGCAGAAAGAGGTAAATCCAAATGATTAGATACAAAGCAAAAGTTGAGATTGTGACTACACACTCTGTTGTTGTGTATGCCTCTTCGGAAGAAGAAGCGTATGAAGAACTAAGCAACATGGATTTGTATGAAGAAGAAGACCCAATAAACACTTCAATAGAAGTTATTGAAGTAGAAAGTGACGGATTCTAATGACACCTACCTACACAGTTCGCGTATCTCTTAATTCAGTTACTTATGAAGTGACGGCAGATGATGAAGAACAAGCAATCGAGAAAGCCCACGAGTTTATCTTGGAAGAATCAACTTACGATTTAGCAAAGTGGGCAGACTATGAAGTAAGTATTGAAGAGTGTGATGTTTGCGAAGCACCTGACGGAACACCTCATTGTGATTGTGGTCAATGTGATTGTGGCGAAAACACAGAAGGGAATGAATCATGAAATGTAACGATTGTGGCGCAAAAGTTACTTACGAGAGTATGACGGAAGAAGGCAACTGGTCATGCTCTGATTGTGGTTGGGATACAGGAGTGAGTGACTAATGGTTAATACATTCCTGCCTTATCCCGACTTTGTTAAATCGGCTCAGGCTCTTGATTACAAGCGATTAGGTAAGCAACGCGTTGAAGCGTGGCAAATACTTCGTGCGCTTCGTGGAGAAACAAAAGGCTGGCGTAATCACCCTGCAACTAATTTGTGGCGTGGTCACGAGAAGTTACTTTGTGAATACGGAATCGCTATCTGTGATGAATGGATTGCTCGTGGATACAAAGACACAATGCGTGAAAGATTTGTTGCGATTCATTCAATGTATCCTGATTGTGAGTTACCAAAGTGGTTTGGCAATTCAGCATTTCATAATTCACACCAAAGTAATCTGAATCGTAAAGATTCAACTTACTATCACTTCAACATTACAAACGATTTACCTTATGTGTGGTTCGATAACGAATCACAACAACTTTATGAAAAGGAATCAAAGTGAAAGAGAATCAAGAATGGCTAACGAACGACCAAGTAAGTGAGTTGTTAGGATTAAAGTATTCAACTCTTTACACTTATCGAAGAAGGAACACTCTTCCTGAACCTGATACATACATAGGAAGAACTCCTGTATGGAATCGAAAAACAATCGAAGAGTGGAATCTCAATCGCAAAGAATCAGAGATTGAGTTAGTTACTGATTCAGAAAAACACATAAGCGAATAATTCAATTCGTCTAAGTCGCTTGGTCACTATGACTAGACCCTCAATCTCATTCGAGATTGGGGGTCTTTTTTTATACCCGCTAAGTTACTCGTGAGTAGGGTTTGCGGATTTGCGGTAGGTGTTACTGGTGGGTAACTTACTCATTAGTAACTTACTCGTGGGTAACTTGGGGGTATCTCATGGCTTATGTGGTCAAGCGTGGCGCACGATTTACTGGGTATTACAGGCATGGTTCTAAACGCCTGTCTGCTGGCACATGGGGGTCTGAGAGTGAGGCTAGGTATCACGCCCTACGCATGGAGAATGGGGGCTTAGAGAGCCTTTCAAGGGCTAATTTGACCCTTTCTGAGTATGCCGATAAATGGCTTAGAACCGCCGAATTACTGCCTATCACGAAGAAGGGGTACGAATCACTTTGGAAGAGGTACTTAGCCCCTCAAATCGGCTCTAAACAGGTTTCAGGGGTATCCACGCTTGAAGTGAGGGAACTCTTGGGCGAATTGAAGGCTCAGGGGGTTGGTGGCGCGACTTTGGCTCAAATCAAGGCGTGCTTAGGCTCACTCTACAAATGGCTACAAGAGGGGCAAATAGCCCAAATCAACCCAACTAGGGGCATAAAGGTCAAAGTGGGCAAATCGGACATTTCCAATGTGGTCGAGCCTGACGAGTTCAAGGAGATTGTGACTCACCTACCAACAGAGGGCGCAAAGTTATTTGCGAAGTTCCTTGTTGCTTCAGGCGCACGCTTTGGAGAAGCCACAGAGATTCGATTAAAAGATTTTAATTTCAATACAAAAGAAGTTTTTATACAGAGGCGTGTCAGCGAGTTAGGCAAGAAGCGTGTTAAAGAAGTAACTCACGCTCAATCAAACAGTAGATTCCTAGTCGTTGATGCCACTAAGTCAGGTTACAAGAGGTCAGTTGTATTGCCCGAAGCCCTGATACAAGAGGTAAAGGCGTTTGTCAGGGCAAATCGCATAGGAAAAGAAGAGTTAGTCTTTGAGAGAAGCAAAGTCATACCAAAAGGTAAAATTATAGATTCTTGTGGCATAGAAGGGTCTTCACAACCATTTGTGAAAGACGGAAAACTGTTCCAACATGGCACGCTTAGAGCCTACGCAAGTGGGGTCTGTCGGTGTGACGAGTGTAAAGCGATAGTTCGGGAGTACCGAAGGTCGCAAAGAGCAAAGTCATACCAAAAGGGTGAGGTCATACTTGATGAACCGAGTCACCTGCCACGAGATACATGGAGAACCATTTGGAATAAAGCAATAGCCAAATCAGGAATGGGTTGGAGTCCAAGAACTCACGATTTACGCCATGCAAACGCAACGCAGTTGTTAAAGAACGGCGTTGATGTCCATGAAGTAAAAGAGCGATTGGGTCATCAATCCATCAAAACTACCGAACGCTATTTACACCGCGTTCGACACCAGAAATCAAAGGCGAGTGAAATTGTCAATGACTTTCTGGGTTAGGAGAACTGATGAAACTAGAAACACAAAATCGGCTAGTGGTGCTGATTCTTGCCTTCGCGTTCCTTTCAGGAACATTCGGAGTAGGAATAGCCACTCCAGCGTTTAGCCCCACAAAGGCAGAGGCGTTGGAAGCAGTAGTCGAGCAAGAGTCCAGCGATAAGTTACTTGTCAAGTTTGAGAACGCTCACAAGTTGAGTGACCTTGAACTGGTAGCCCTACTGAAAGCAGTTGGGTTCGAAGGACAAGACCTACGAGAAGCATGGGCAGTTGCAAAGAAAGAATCATCGGGTAGACCGCTTGCACACAATGGAAACGCCTCAACAGGCGACAACTCCTACGGCTTGTTTCAGATAAACATGCTAGATGAGTTGGGTGTGAACAGACGAGCGAAGTTTGGATTGGATTCCAATGCCGAACTGCTAAACCCTGTGGTGAACGCTCAGATTGCTTATCACATGAGCAATGGGGGCGAAGACTGGAGTGCATGGAAGGGAATGACCGCTAGAACCAGAGAATGGATAGCAAAGTTCCCTACGGGCAAGCCACAAGCCAAAGCAATAGCAAAAGGCAAAGGCAAGAACTAGATAGGTAAAGCAATAGGTAAAGGCTAGGAAAGCAAAGTCATACCAGAAGCAATACCAAAAGAGAAAGCCCCCCCAATTACGGGGGGCTTTTTCCTTATGTGTTTGAAATTAACTTTATCTCACACGCATCTGTTGTGCAATACGCTTCACCAATAGCATCCGCTGCCATACCCGCATAAACTCCAGAGAAGTCTATTGGAAATACGCTCATAGTTGCTAGGTAGTAAGTCTCTTCATCTATCTGTGTGTACGGCATTTGTGGGTATACGTGATTACCGCTTGGTAAAAATGAAACAGTTTTTAATTGGCCGTCATACATGTGAAGCACAGTTCCGATAGCAGAGGCTTCTTTTTCAGGGTCAAAAGAGATAGTCACACTTACAGAGTTATCTGACCAGTATCTCTGTGCAGTAGCAGCAAGTGCCATTTTCTCGTAGATACTTACGTCCTTCTCTGAACGTATAGCATCTGACTTTACAGGGAAGAAGACAACAGAAGTCGTATCAGGAGACTCATTTGCTGGCTCAACTCCATAGTTTGCCATTTTAAATAATGGAAGCATTGGGTCATTGTTTGCAAAGCGAATAGCACGCATAAAGTATTTGCCACCAACAGACCAGTGAACTCCAGGAGATTCGCCAGCAAGAATAGACACTGTTCCGCTTGGCTTGACTGTTGTGGTCTTAATAGACTCACGAATACCTAGCCATTCAGAATAGTTCTTGTCGTAACTTTGAATAACTAAATAACCTTTGTTCATCCATTCACGAAGAGTTGGCAAGCCCTTGTTGTCTGCAAAATTTGCAACGCCAGATATAGAAGTTCCAATACGACGATTTCGTTGCATGATGGCGTTTGTCTCTT